CTGTTGCAGCTGTTACCTTAATAATATCACCTTCATTAGCAACCAAAGGTTGGGTTAATAATTCAATCGTAGTGTTTGCTGCTACAGCTTTAACTTTAAATAAACTAAATACAGCTGAATCCCTGGTTAGAGTTACTGTAATAGTATCTGCATTACCACTATCTTCACTAACTAATATTGATTTAATTAGTGCCGTAGTAGATGCTGTTGAAGGCACAGCTGTGTCATCAGTGGTTGGTACAGTGTATATTGTAGTTGCACTTGTTGATGTTAAATCAAGAGGTTTGCATAAAAATGTATCAGCCAACGAACCAACTCCTTGCTAATGTTTCATCTTTTGTTTGTTGTTCATAAGAGAAATTAAGTTGAGTTATAATTTGTTCTAGCTCACGAATAAGAATGTCAAACTGAGGACGTTCATATTGTTGTGTTGCTTGTGGTAACCGACCTACTGTAATCTTAGCCATTATCTTCCTCCATCTGGTTTAGTGTCTAAACGTAACGTACCAAACCTCCAGTTGTCTCCAACTGCATTACTAGAAATTAATAAATTACCTTGTCTACCACGACCACGTGTGTCTATCTTAGTAGTTGTTGGTGTAACAGTTGATAAATTAATTCTAACATTAGAATAATTAGTTACTTTTCTATCATCTAGGTGTGTTGAAGCTGTTGTGCTATTTGTACCTCTAGTTATTGTACCACCCAATACATTACCACTTTTGCTTGTGTATGTAATTAATTCTGTTCCTATTAAAATTGTACCAGAAGAAGGAAAATTTGCTGCACTTGTTAAAGTGATATCGTCTGTTGAACTTGAGCTTGTGATAGCTCCGTTTAATGTAGTCTCATTAGTAACAGAGTTATAATCTTTAAAACTTAGTAATACCTCTGTGTTACCCGTTTGATCCTTAAAGTCTGGTATGAATCTGCTAATAGATAATAATTGTTGTCCATCATTAATATCAAAATCACTTGATTGTAAAAAACAATCCATAGCAGAAATAACATCATCAGTACCTGATTCATGAACATAAACATTTGAAGATCCATCTGTTAAACCCTTCACTGTTGGTGTAGTACCATTAGCAGTTGAATCATATTCAGTTGCATAAGGTGCATCATACACACCACGGTCAAGCCACGTTGTTCGTGCTAATGAGTTTGTATACCAAACATTTTCTAAATAATTAAATGTAACAGAACGATTAATAACGCTAGATCCTTTACTAGCATAGAACCATGTAACTTCATTAAAGTCTGTGTTAATACCAGCATATACTGTATTTTGTTGTGTAATACTAAAGTTATCAAATACATAATCTTGAACTGTACAAGGTAGTTTTTTAATACCACCATCAAACATATAGAAAGCTTGTTGGCTCATCCAAAAAGTTGTGCCATTAACATCAACAGCAGAGTGTGGAGACACAGCACCACAGTTCGCACCAACTTGAGTTAACCCAAAAATAAAAGGTGCACCAATAAATTTTAGTGAGTGTAATGAAGTGTCAGTCCATACAAGTATATCTCCACGAGATCTAACAGCTGTCATAATTTTTGATCCATCTTGTATTCTAAAAGAACCAGCTGTATTTGTACTTGTTGGTGACCATGTAGTAAAATCTTCTTGAGAAGAAAATCTAAGAAATAAATCATCTTGTGTACTTGTTGTACCTATTGTTGTTTCTGTACCAAATAAAATTAAATGTCTATCTGGTGTAGATAAAATTAAATGTCTTGAGGCTGTTGGTGCATTAGCATCAACAATCGCAGCACGGGTTCCAGTTCCTACAGACGTATCCCATTTATAAAGAGCACCATCACTAAGTAAGGCTAATAAATCTTCACCAAAACTTTCAAACACCCAATATCGTGCATCAAGTGTTGTAGCAGAAGTTGTTGCTGCTACATTCCAACCTGTTGTAGTGATGCTAGTAGAAGCATCAAAGATAAGAGTAACGGATGCATTGTCTGCATGCATTATTTCTTGACCAACTAAAATATAATCGTTAGCAGCAAATGTAGCACCTGTATCAACGTCAATAGCAGTTTCTGTTGCATCTAATGCTTCAGCTAATTGATCTGTTATTAAAGGTGTAGGTGTACCATTCCAACTTGGAATACCCCAACCATAACCATATATATTTGTTTCAGGCCCAGGACTAATTTGATAGCTAACATCTACAGTGCTCGATCCACCACCAGTTGCACCACTAGTTGCGTTACTAGAATGAGTAACCGTATATACACTTGTACTGGTAACAGAAGTAATCTCAAATTCAGCATCCATATCTAAACCACCTACTGCATCTGAATTAGAAAATGTTACAAAGTCACCAGCTTTAGCTCCGTGAGCAGCGTCAGTTACTGTTACTATTGCAGAACCACTAGTTGTTACAAAAGGATTAGTTAAGTTTGCTTGTGTGGCGCGAATAGGTGTGACATCAGCTATTGCACCTTCTTTATAAATATAAAGTTTTTTATCTGTACCAAAAGCTAAGTGTCGTGTGCCATCTAAAGCCGACCATGCAAATTGATCACGTACTGAACCAATTAACTTGTCACCAAACAGTTTTATCCAACCACCAATTTTTTCTGGTTGTCCATAACGAAAGCGTACATTCTCCCCATCGGTCCATTTTCCTTCAGCACCATATGCAGTGCTTTGCTTATCAAACCCAGGAGCAAATTTTGTTGAAGCTAAAGGCATTATCCAGCCACCACTATTCTAACATAACCTGCAGAACCTGCTCCACCATACCAGTGACCATCACCAGTTCTATCTATACTAGCAGCGCCACCACCACCTGCTCCATAAACAGATGCGTCGCCTCCTGTCGCTGCAGAATTACTAGAAGTACTTCCTGCTGTTCCACCTGTACTTCCGGCGCTTATTGGGTCAGTAGGTAGTGCTTTACCTGCTGTTCCATTAGAACTTCCTGCATCACCAGAAGCGGCTTGTTCACCGTCTGCAGCAGTACCTGTGTTATTTGTGGAGGCACTAAAATTACTACCTATTGAATTACCACCTTGAGAAGCCTCATCGTACGCTGTTCCATTAGCAATAAAACCACCACCACTACCTCCTCCACCTGCTGAAGTAGTTTGAGAATCATATACAACTGTAGAAGCAGCACCACTACTTGCATTTTGTGAACCAGCATTTGTTGTTCCTGCATCTCCTCCTGCCCCAACAGTTACAGCTATTGTTTGTGCAGTTGGGTTGCCTTTAACATTATTTGATATAGTTAAAGTTCCTTGAATAACTCCACCAGAACCACCTCCGCCGCCGGCTCCGCCCGTGCCAGTTTCATCACCTTCTCCACCTTGTCCACCGCCACCATATATAGTAACGGTTAAACTACTAACACCAACAGGAATTGTATATGTTCCATCAGCCGTAAAATTAGTTGTTCCACCTGTTGTTATTGTTGCAGTTGAATAAAAGTCTGAAAATTTAATAGTGCTAGAACTTGGAATATCATTACCCGCTTCATCTTCTGCTCCAGAAAAAACATTGTCTCCATCGGAATAATATTCTGATAGACTATGTGGGGTACTTCCTCCCCAAAAAGTTACAATTTCTGTAAATGATAAAGATGAACCACTTGCTTTGATAGCCATTACTTAGCCTCCTTAAGTGTTTCAACCTCTTTCTTTAATTCTTTGATTGCTTCAATAAGAACGCCAACCATATTTCCATAAGCTACGCTTAAGTATTCTTGTTTGTCGTGTACAACTTCAGGTAAGATGTCTTGAATTTCTTGAGCAATAACCCCGGTCCCCGCTACGCCGTCCCTGTTGAAATATACACCGCGCATATCACCAACCATATTTAAAGCGTTGTCAATTGTTTTAATATCTGTTTTTAATCTTTCATCTGAGAAAGCTGTAACGTCATTATTGAATGTCGCAGCGCCGGCCGCGGACATATCTAGAGTTAAAGCAGTGATTGTAGAACCACCATCGTTACCTTTAAAGATCATATCTTTATCAGAAACATTAGAAGCAATAACAAAATCACTTGATGAATTAGTAAATGTACCTATAGCTGTTCCGCCATCTTTAAATACAACATCAGCTCCATCAGCGTCTAGTATAATATCTCCAGCTGTATCTAGTATTAAATCACCGGTGTCATTTACAATGTAAGAGTTTGTTCCACCGTGATATAAATTTAAATCTTCACCCGCTCCAATAGTTAAACGTCCTGTTGCAGAATCACCAGTTAAATCATCGGCGTCAGCGTCTACATCTATTTTAATAACGCCACCAGAAGTTATGTTTGCGGCTGCAGTATCAATTGCACCTGATGCAACCGTACCAGCAAGAGTTACATTTGCACCACTAAATGTGGCAGCAGTTGTAGAACCTGATTTTATTATTAAATTACCCGAACTATTAGTTAAAGCTGCATACTGTGTTCCAGCATCTTTTAGTAAAATGTCTGCTCCATCACCGTCTAAAACAATATCTGCAGCAGAGTCAATTGTAATATCACCAGAAGTATTAGAAATAGTTCCAGCAGCGGCAAAATGAACTTTGTCATCATTTAATGCGTGCCAAGCTGAACCTGTACAAGCTATTAAATAACTAGTAGCTGCAGCTAAAACAAAATCTGTAGTGCCTCCAGAAATACGTAATGTAATAATAGCACTTGAATCATTGTATATATGATAAATTTTTTGTGTAGCTGGAACGGTTACTGTAGCAACTGCGCTACCTGTAAAAATAATACAAGCTTGCCGAGCTTGGTTGTCGGCTTGTGCTTGTGGTCCATCACCAGTAGTTAGTGTTACATCACCAGTAATGGCAATGCTTAATACACCAGCAATTGAATGTTCTACTGATTGTTTTAAATTGTTATTGGTTGTTGTACCCCAAGAACCTGACTGCTCACCGTCGCCGATAAGTTCAATCTTTAAAAGGTCTGAATATGTTGATGCCATTATGTATTACTCCATTCCTGGTCTGTTGAGTCATCTACTTGCGCCCACGTCTGATTACTTGTATCACTAACTGCAGCCCATGTAAAGGGTGCAACGTTGTTAATAGCCGCCGCTAGCTCGTTTCCGCTAGGTAGTGCAAAAGAAACTATCGCAGGAGAAGATATAGCTGCTGCTAAAATAAGATTAGAACCATTTGGTTCAGCTTGAGCAACTGTAGTGGCGCTGCTCATAGCAGCACTTACTAAATTAGTAGTCGTCTGCACATCCAAAAATGGAATTGCACTACTAAAAGCTTGTGTTGCAAATGGGTGAAAACCAAACATCTTTTATCCTTCTAGTGCTGCCACTTTAGTTTCTAAAGTTTCAATTCTTGTTTGTGCTTCTTGTAAAGCCTTGATAGCCTTCATGTATAAAATAGAATAAGCAACTTTTTTAACACTTGCTGTGATTGTTTTTATATCACCAATTTGTTTGCCTGCAGGAATATCATCTCCATCTTCATAAAGTGTTCCAAAAGCCGCATCAGATAAAATGTCAGAACTAGATGGTTCACTATTTCTTATTAACTTATCCATACCAGACGCTTCTAGCTCTTGTGCTACTACACCAATTTGTTCCCAAGCATCAGCACCATAATATCTAACATCATCTTTTCTTTTATAGTTTCTAACTTTAACCGCTTTTATATCATCCCATTGTGAATTACTGTCTCTGATATTTTGTTTAATTCTTTGATCAGAAATAGCACCATAAGAATTATCGTGATTAACAACATCGCCATCACTAAAAATTCTGAACCTATCGGCTGTGTTATCACCTGCTACCATTAAATCTGAAGTATTATCATCTCTTGTTACTGACATTTTAAATCTAGTTCCATAAGTAGTAGTGTCTACCTCTCCACCATTAAGGATAAAACCAGGTCTACTACCATTATCTGCTGATTTTACTGTGAATGTTGCGTTCCCATCATGTGTTGCGGTTCCTACTAGAACTGCATTAGCTCCACCGTCTACAATTAACATATTAGCGTTGCCGTTTGATTCTACTCTAAAATCTACATCAGCACTGCTTTCATTAATTACAACCGCACCATCAAGATCAGTACCACCAGCATAAGTTTTAAGTCTTGATGCTGTTACTTTGCGGTTTGTACCACCTGCACCATCATCAATAATAAATAAATCTGCATCAACTATAGCAGCTCCAATGTCTGTAGCTCCATCAATGTCTAAATCAGCAACAGCTATTGAGCCATCTGGAAATACAGGTGTTGCTTGGAAAGTTGCTACTCCACTAACATTAAGTGTTCCGTTTAAATCTACAGCAGTTGCGGTAAGATCAATCTCATCTGTTGCACCAATAGATAATACAGTTGCACTTGAACCTTGTATAAACTGACTAGCATCATTAAACATAAGTTTATTTGTGCTGTTTAAAGTTAATCCAGTATCATTAGTATGTGTAATAGTTGCATCAGAACCAGCACCAAAAACGAGTACTGCTGAGTCAGATAATAGTTTTAAATCATTACCTAATATTGCATCTTTAGCTACAGATAATCCACCATCAGTTTGTAGTGAACCATCAGTTGTAGATGTTGCATCAGTTGCATCATCAGTTTTTACAATACCACTAGCAGTTAAAGCAGCAACAGTTGTTGCACCAGCAACATCAACAGCACCAGAAAAGTCGCCCGTTGCAGCATCAATCTCACCAGAGATAGTTAGATTTCGCATACCAGTTGAATCTATATTAGCATCGGTAGTAACTACTTTACTAGCAATCGCTGTACCAGCAGTTAATCCGTCAAGTAGTTCTAATTCTGCCTCAGCGAGAACAGCACTACCAGCAGTAAATGCTGTACCTGTTATAACTCCACCAGAAGTAATTGTTCCACTAACATCTAGATTTGCATTAACATCAACCAAAGTTGCATTTAATTCTATTTCATCAGTAGCGTTAATATCTAAGATAGCATTACTTGGTGCGTTAATAAATTGCGAAGCGTCATTAAACTGTATAGCCATAGTGCTATTTAATAACAAACCCGTGTCAGCTACGTGGGTTAAAGTAACATCTTTATCTGCACCAAACCCAAGTACTGCTGCATCGGAAAGTAAACTAGCATCATCACCAAATACAGCGTCTTTAACTACCGATAATCCGCCATCAGTTTGTAGCGAGCCATCAGTTGTAGAAGTAGCTTCAGTTGCATCATCAGTTTTAATAATTCCACTAGCAGTTATAGCGGCTGTTGTTACAGCATCTGCAAACGCCGCACCACCTGCAGCAATATCGGCTAGGTCATAACCTGTACCGCTTGTATTTACAGTAGTGCCTGGTTCTGCTTGTAATAAATCAAAGAAAGTAAATGGATCACCTGTTGCACTAACATCTCTAAAGATACCAGCGTATTTAGCTGTGCCTCCAACACCGTACTGTCCATAAAAACCAAAGTCTAATGCATCAGCACTTGTGCCTTGGTCTTTTGCAAGTTTAAACATTGAATCGGCAACAGCAACAGTTGTTGAATCAATCGTGGTGCTCGTGCCGCTGACTGTGAAGTCTCCGGTTACTGTTAAGTTATCATTAATTGTTGTTTCAGATGTTGAATGTCCAATCGAAATTGGTACTCCAGAAGTAGCCGTTGCAATAGTAATACCATTAGTTGTATTAGAATTATCTATATTTAAAGTTGTTGTACTATCTAATGAAATATTAGAACCATCAACTACAAGCGTGCCATCAATATCTGTATTATCTAAATTAGCTGTTCCATCAATATCTGCATCACCAGAAATATCTAAAGTAGCTCCGTCTAGTTCCCCTGTTAAAGTTACATTTCTAAAACCTGATATGTCTTTGTTTGAATCTACAATTACAGCTAACGAAGCTGAAACAGTTCCTGCTGTAATACCATCTACTAAATTTAATTCTGCTGCTGTTGATGTTACATTTGTGCCGCCAATGTCAAGAGTTGTCATTGACACTTCACCTGCTACAGTCATTATACCACTAGCAACAGTCATTAAGTCTGTATCACCAGTGTGTCCAATTGTTGAACCGTTAATAATTACATTATCAACAGTAAGTGTTGTTAATGTTCCTAAACTTGTAATATTAGATTGTGCAGCTGTTGTAACTGTAGCCGCTGTTCCGCTGACATTTCCTGTTACGTCTCCTGTTAGTGGCCCTGCAAATGCATCAGAAGTAACCGTACCATCAAAGAATGCATCTTTGAACTCCAAAGAGCTTGTGCCTAAATCTATTTCATTATCTGTGACAGGAGATAATGCTCCGTCACCTATTGTCAATCTACCTGATCCACCTGTAGCTATAGTAATTACATCTGAACCTGAGAAGGTAATACTTGTATTAGTATCTCCATCACCAGTTATAGAATCTAATTGAATATCTCCAGCATTAGTAATTGCGGAATCACTAAAATCTAATGTGCCAGTAACATCAAAGTTTCCTCCAACAGTTAAATTAGCGGCTAATGTTACATCACCATCTGCATCTAAAAATACTGATTTACTAGCAGGTAATGAACAAAATAATGTTTTACTACCAGCTGCAAAATCAATTTTAGTTGTGTTTCCCGCAGATGTATCAATGACTGTTGTACGTGCTAATGTATCGGGTGATGCATCAGTTATTGTTCCAATTCCAATTTCCCATGTACCATCTGTTGCATGTGTAATAACATAGTAAGTTGTATTACCATCGCCAACACCTGTTACAAATGTTTCAAAACCAGTTGCTGCGCCAGCTAAATTTAAAGTGCCTTGACCTGTTGTGGTTGAAGTTTCTTTGACTCTATCGTTAAGGACTAATGCCATTTACACCCCTAACCCGATATTCTTATAACAGCATTACTCGTATCTGCAGCAGGAAATTGAATTGTTAATGTTCCAGCTGTTGTTGTAAAATCACCACCAAAATCTAAAACACATACAGCTGAATCTGTAGCAGCTCCTGCTGTTGCTGCTCCACCTGATGATTGATAAATAAGTGCATAGCGTGCTGTTGTTGAAACTGTTGTAAAAGAAGTGTCAGCAAAATCTGCAAACACTGTTGAAGTAGAAGAACTACCTGTAACACCGTTATTAGTTAAAGTATTTCCAGCTGCAGTATATCCAGAACCTGATGCATTTGCTGCTTCGTTTGTAGTATTATATCCAGTCACTGCAGAAGCAGAAACTGTTTTAGATGATGTATACAAAGCAAGTTTATATGTATTCCCACCAGAAGAACTAAAATTGTGATTTCCTTTTAAAAGGTGTTCTTTAAAAACATTACATATTACGTTTGCCATATTATCTCCTTAAGGGTTTTGAGATGGAATAGGTAATCTAACCACACCATCTTTATGTTCGTCTCTTCTTTTTTGACCCATTTGTTCTGTTGCTAAACTTTTAACAGCAGCATTATAAGACTGCTCATACATTTGAGTCAAATTATCAGGGCCTTTTAAAAACTTAAAGGCTTCGACAAGGCAGGCATATAATAAAGCACGAGGTGCATTGTTACTAATCCAAGTAGTAGTGTTACTTGAACTTAATCCTGTTGGTAGAGCATTATACTCTAGGTCTATAGTATAAGCTGCATTTGGGGTTGGCGCAAGAAGTATTGAGTCTTCATCATAATTTGCATAGTATTTTGGAATTCCTGTGCTACTACGATTTGGCCAATATTCTGATAAAAAAGAAGCTTCTTTTTTCTGTAAAACAATTCTTTCATTATCTGTTAAATCACCTAAAGAACCAGAAGAACTATAAATAGCAACAAATCTAATTGTGCTAAAATTGCTTGGAGTTGATCCAGGTAATGTTACAAAAGCTGTGCCTGAAGTTAAAGTTGCAGTTGCATTCTTTTTATATACATCAATATCTAACTCCCTAAAAAGTCTCATTTCAGCGTGTTCTATAAAATCATCTGTAATTGTAGAAGTTA